TTAAGCCAGTACCAGCACCACTAAATTGTGTTGTGGCAGTAATAGTAGTGCCAGAAATAGTAGAAGCAGCAGAAGCTCCAATAGTCGTACCATTAATTGATCCCCCTGTTATTGCTACGCTATTAGCGTTTTGCGTAGACATTGTGCCAAGACCGCTAACTTGGGTATTAGCAATAGCAATAGATGTATTAGTAGCGCTAGTTATTTGGCCTTGTGCATTTACAGCGATTACAGGAACTGCGCTTGCAGAACCATAAGTAGATGCAGAAACACCTGTATTGGTAATGCTAAATTGGCTTCCTGCTAGGGTTAACCCTGTGCCTGCTGTGTATGATCCAGCAGAGCCAAATTGAACAAAAGTAATAGAAGTAACGCCTAATGTGCCGCCTGGATCGCTAGTACATAACCAAGAAGTATCTGCTTGAGTTGTGCCTTGCATAACAAACATATAAGCAGATGGAACTTCTGCCCATGTATCCATATCAGGCGATCTAGTCCATGCGCTTGCTGATGCTATGTAAATGCCATTATTTTGGCTTAAAGACTGGTTTTTAACGAGGATTCGATCACCAGCTAGGGTTGTATACCCATCAATCGTTTGAAGACCTGAAAGCGTGATATTAGCCGTTGTAGCGGCAATTACCGCAGCTTTAGCATTAAGACCTTGAACAAAGTTATCAACATATGATTTGTTAGTAATGTCTAATCCATTAACAGGAGTTGTGCTAATCGTTCCTGTAGTCGTTGTTAAGCTTGTAAATGTGCCTGCTGCTGGGGTTGTGCCGCCAATAACTGTGCTATCAACGGTACTATTGGTAATGGTTAACCCTGATTGAACAGGATTAATTGAAGCATAAAAGGGCTTATTCTGGCCTATAAAGGTTTGAAAATTCCCTTGTAAGTCAAAATAAGCCTGAACAGGCAGTAAATTTTGATCCTGCGTTAATGCTGGCCCAGTAGCCATAATTTACCCTTAGTAGGCTATTGCATTAACTAGAATTACATCTCCAGCAGACATATTTGCAGCAGCACCAGTTGTTACAGAATAGCTAGTAAATGTTACTGAAGTTGTTGTGCTTCCTGTTAATTGCAAGAATAAAGTAGATCCGCTTGTAACATCTGCTGCAAAAGCTAACCATCCATTAGGAGCTGTAGGAAGCGTAATTGTTCCATTTGCTGCACCGCCTGTACCAACTACAATTTTAAACACAAATGTGCTAACTGCTGTAATTGTTGGGCCTGTGCCAAATCCAGAACCAATAGTAGGCAATGTATTAGAAGTAGCAATTAAATTGCCACCCATAGACAAAGTTGCTGGGTTTTCAGTATTGCCTGTTAATGGAGGTGAAAATACAACTCCACCAGGACCAATTAAACCTGTGCATACGCCAACAGAGTTAAATTGAGCCTGAACAGGAACTATATTCGTAGTCGAAGTTGATGCTACTGCATTGGTATATGACATGATTTTCCTTAGTTCTGATCAACCATAGGCAATACATAAAGCGTATTAGCTGTGCCGATAGCTGTAATAGCAAAGCTAGGTGGTACTGCAAGCACAGTAGGTTGTGACATTGATACGCCTAAAACAAAGCTTTGTGAGCTATTTCCACCTGTAGGCAACACGGCTGCTGGTGCAGTTGTCGTAGTTCCTGCAATTGCTGGAGCAATAGTAATAGCGATAGGTGTAGTACCTACGTTTAAAAAGCCACAAAAATTCGGCTGGTCGTTACCAGCAGGGGTAATCGTTACAGAAGTCGAACTAGCTGTGGTTACTGCAATGGCCGTTGTAGGGCCAACAAAGCGATAAGCTGATACGTTAGCCATGATTTGTCCTTAAACAGCAGTAGTAGGTGCTGGGCCTTCTAAACGAGTAATTTGAATAGCGTATGCGCCAGAAGCAGGAGTAGCAGTAGCAGTTGCTACGTTAGCAAACTGAATTGACAATACGCCAGCAGTTAAGCAATCAGCTTCAGCAATTACGATACCAGCAGTTTGTGAGCCGTTATAGCCTTGAACCAATACAAAATCGGTAGTTTGGAGGCCGCCAACGCTAAAAGTCTGTGCAGCAGATGTATTTGGAGCTACAGCAGCAGGGGTAATTGATGGGGAAATGTAAAAAGTTTCGTGGGAATTACCACGAGTAACAGTAGTGCTAGACATATTTTTTCCTTTGCAAAGGGGTTTGTTGTAAATCTGCAACTATTTTACATTGTTTTCTTGTTCTCTCAAGTGTTTTCCAACAGTTCCTACAAAAGATTTATAGCCAATATGACCCATCTCTATTTCAAAATCTGCCCATATTTGACCGCCTATATCAATCCATCTTTGACAAAAGCTAAAATCCTCGCTTAGACGATTTCCATCAGGGGTTTGATAAGGATCAAATAAAGGCCAAAACTGGGTATTTTCGCTAACGCTACGCAATGTTTGACGAGGATATGCCTCAATCATCTTTTCAGCGCAATTACGGGTTATCTTCATAAAACCACCAGGTAAGCCAATCACCTCCATTAGTCCCGTATTGGGATCTACTCTATATTCGTCTTTAATGCCAATTTTAAAAGGCCATTCAAGCGGATCACGCTTTTTAGGGTAAATACCACCTACGACATCAACAGAATGGTCAATTAACTTAATAAGTGAACCTGGAGTCCAAAATACATCATCATCAATAAACACAAGGGTATCTGCTTTAGAACGTACAAAAGCGCCAAATAAAGCCCCTCTTGAGCCTGCAATATCGCTATTTCCTATATCTTCGGCAATAGAAAATTTATCGCCACGACCAATAATATTGATGGCATCAAGCAAAATAGCTCGCATAGTCGGAAAATGTACCTTTGCTGAATAGCAAGGCATTGCAATCATTACATTCTTCATAAGATCCCCTTAGATGATAAAAACCCACCCTTTTTAGGGGGTGGGCTTCTATTTTACAACAGATTACTGTGCTGACAAGTCGTAACCGTATACATAAACGTCAATCGTACCAGTTGCGGTAGATGAAGAAATGTTTACATACAAAGTTTGTGAACTTGTTGCACTAGCTGTCAGAGTAGCAGGCTGCACAGAAGCGTTAGCAACAGTAGTGTTAGTTGCCAAAGCTGCCTTTGTGTAGATTGCTGTACCTGTAGCGCCTAGAGCCTGATACACACCTAAGTAAATGCTAGAAATGCCAGAAACTGCTGCACCAGCGTTATTAGCGTTAGCTGTAATAACTGAAACTGGAACGTAGTTAGTAACATCAATTACGTTTACTGCGGTATCACCTGTATTAGATAGGCTAACAGCTTGAGCAGTTGCGATCAAACGCAATGCTTGGTTAGAACCTAATACTTGTGGGTGAATCGAGGTTGTGACTGCTGGTCCTGGATTAGACATATAGTTTCCTTTCGTTATCCGTTAAATTAAGCTGCAACACGGCAAGCGAGTTCAGGATACAAGTTAGCCCAACCGTACAGAACGTCTAAACGAGTAGGAATACTGTCATTATTGCAATCTGTTACTTTCAGCTTTTGGCTTACTGACCATTTCTGGCGGTCTGAGTTCTTCGACCCAAACTCAGCGACTTCTTTAGTTATATCGCTGTTCAGACTATCGCATCTTCCTTTGCAGGAAGTTTTCTCACTTAGTCGTTCACGCTGCACGGCTTTCGCCTGCTTGCGCCCTGTCATCTCCTTCGAGATTTCCAAGTCAATCAGAGAAAATTTTTCCATAATAAGTTACCTTATTAGGCCACCAATGCAAATGACTGATCATTCGCACATTCGTTAATGGTATATTGACGCACTACACGCATAGACAAGCCGATTTCTTTATCAGAAGCACGACCAGCGAAATGGACTCCCTCAGGTAGCTCTAAATCAACTACCGCAAGGCAAAACGCATTTCTGTGCATAATGATGTTTTGTGGGGAAACAGTACCAGACTGGTTAAAGAAGTTAACAGCAGCACCAGACAACGCAGTAGGAATACTTACGTTTTGGAACTGACCAGCAGTAATAATAGCTGGAGATACGTTAACTTGGATTGTGCCGCCTGAACCGCTAACTGCTGTGTTTACAACAAAGTTACGCAACTTGTTAGAGCCATAAGCTTGACGATTTTGTGGGTTAACTGCATAAACGCCAGCGATTGTGAATGTATCGCCTTGGTTCAAAGAAACGCCAGAAGTCAATGTCAAAGTGATTGTGCTTGAAGAAGCCCAACCGCTTGTCAAGAAACCAGCAGAACCAGTAATAGCAGCAGAACCAGCAAAGCTACCAAATTGGTGAGCTACGATGTTTTGATCCATTTTCCAGTTCCATTTCTGTTACTTTCACCTTTCGGTTACTGACCATTTTCATGGCGGGGTTGGTTCTTCGACCTACCCTCTAGAACTTATTACTACCTTTAAGTTACGTTCTAGTTCAGACTATCGCATCACCCTATTTCTAGGGGCTTTCTCACTTAGTCGTTCAGGCTGCTTTTTATCGCTTGCCCCTTGTTGTCTGCTTCCAGAGTTCCAAGTCAATCAGAGAAAGTTTTTAACCATTCATTACTGAATAGTGGCACAAACATTTATGCCAGCGGAATCACGACCCATCAAACCTTTACGATACTGTTCGCCAATTGCTTCTTGTGGAACGAACAAACCTTTCAAGCTGTCAACGATAGTTGCAGATGTGAATGGCTCAACGATACAGCTTCTACGACCATCACGTGGTGCGCCTTCAGAATCAAGGTAAGCAGCAGCAGTCAGGTAAGTAATCAAACCTGTTGGAGGAGTACCAGCAACACCAACGATATTCGCTGTGTTGTTAGCAGCTTGCAAAGTACCATCACGGTCGATTTTATTCGCAATTGCAGCACATTCTGTTACTTCAGCTTTCGCTTACTGACCCTTTCGGGCGGAGCAACTTCTTCGAATCGCTCTCTCTGACTTCAATTAGGTTATGTCAGAGTTCAGACTATCGCATACTCTTTCGAGTCCATCCCACTTAGTCGTTCAGGCTGCACAGAGTTTCCTCTTGCTTGCCCCTTGTTAGCCTCCTCAGGCCGTCCAAGTCAATCAGGGACAGTTTTCCTAGTTCTTAATGAACTAGGCCGCTACTGTTAACGGCTGGCTTCAATACACGATCAGAGAACATATCAAGGCTCAAAGCGAGGTCTTGAGTTGTGAACTGAGTATCAACGTGGAACTGAGTAGACAATGTTACAGGTACTGAAGTTTCGTTGAAATCTTCTACGTTCAGAGCTGGGCCTGTTGTACCAATGAAACGACCAGGTTTACGTACGTTTACTGTGTTACCAATCTTACCGCCAACTACAGCGAATTGGTCATCATAGTTACGATCTACTTCAGATGTGAATGTTAATTCGTTTTCGAGAACCATTAAGGCCTCATTAGTAATTTTTGAAATCGTCAATAAATTATTTGACATGATTTCTCCTTTTCTTTAAGTATATTTAAATGGGTTTTCAGCGTATACGTTTCGCTTGTCTTGCAGCTTTCCATTGTGCATAAGTACCGTGAAATGCCCCATTACCATCAATGAGAACATCTGCTGTACCTTTGCCTGCTGTAAGAGGCTTAATAGGCGCTGGTGCTTTACTTCTAGCAACAACTTCCTGCTTGGGTTCTACTTTTGGCGCATCCTTCGCCTCGAACCTCGCTTCTAATTTACCAATTTCTCTAAGAGCTTTGATCGGGGGCATTGCTGCGATCTTTTGAGCAATATCATCATCTGAAGCTAAGTGATATAGGATTTGAGGGCCTACATCAGACTCTAAAATAGCATCCCTTACAGCATCGCCTACTACTACGGTGCTAGAAGCTACCATTTCTTCAAAATCAGGCATTTCAGCTTTAGCTTTATTGACACGCTCAGTCCATGCTTGATTAAGTTTTGCACGTTCTTCGTTTGCCCTGCGTTCTGCTTCTTGCTTATCTCGCTCAACTAAAGCCTTTTCTGCGCTCCATTCAGCTAATGCTTCTGCATATTCAAAAGCATCTTGAAACTGACTTGCTTGGGGTTTTTCACCCAATACGTCAGGCTCTTGATATTGCTGTTGGGGTGCATTTTTGGCTTCAAGCTCTTGTAAACGTGCTTCTAATTCAGCCTTTTGAGCTTCAGCTTGTTTAGCTCGTTTGGTTAATTCAGAAAAACGTCTTTCAATCTTGGGGTTAGATTTGCGATCTTCTGTTGCTTTCGCTTCTTCTTCTGCTTCAGGTTCACTCTCAGCCTGCGCCTCAATTTCTGGCTCTGATGTTGGAGTTTCCTCGACAACTTCAGCCTCAGATGGGGCTTCTTGACTAGCTAAACCAAGTTTTTCAGCATGGAAATCAGCTAAATTATCGGATGTGACTACGTTTGATGCTGTTCTTACAACTTCTTCTGACATGAGTATTCCTCAAGAATTAACCCAATGAACCCATTGGTAGGTCATACAAATTCGTTTATATCATTAATGTTGCTTTTTTACAACACTAAATAGCACGTTCTACTACTTCTGCGTTAGCAGCTTTAAATTCTGTTTTGTTTAAATGCGCTAAAACTAAAGCTAATTGCGCTTTCATCTGCTCAATTTCTTTCTGAGTTTCAGTCTTAATAATGGTGTCGTGCGCAGTCGTATCCGTACGCATTTGCGTATCTTCACGCTTAACTTGCAGGCGCATCTTCTCACGCTCTGTTTCAGCTTCTTGTACCTGTTGCTGAACTGTTGCACGATATTTCTTATCCATTTCTTCAGCTTGGATTTGTTGCTGGAGTTGCTGGATTTGTTTCTGAGCATTAGCCAGTTGCATCTGAACTTGTGGTGGCACAGGGGATTTTTCGTCAATCTGCGCCATAGGATTGATAGCAGCAAGACGATCAGCAATAACATCAGCGCCAGGGAAGTCTTGGTTTCTAAACCATAAGTCACCAATCTGTTGCATCAATGCAGGATCAGCAGCCAAGATAGTTGCCATAGAATCTGCTGCTTCTTGACGCTTAGAGTTGTAACCAGGGCCTGTATCCATCACAACGTCATATTCACCTACAGTAACGTCATTTAATACTTTAGACACGCCTTCTTCATCTTGACCTTGCTGATTTATGGTAATCATCTCAGGTTTGCCATCATCGCCAATAATTCTCATGACACGTTCACGGTCATAAATCTTAGGGATTAAATCAAGAATAATGCGCCCTGTGTGACGAATACTACGAGTTAAATTGTCGTAGTAATGGAAGTTAGTCATATCAGTTTGTTGCTGCTGACCTTGTAAAGCTTTGCCTGACATCATGCCTTGTGGCAGTTGGCTAGGATCAAAGATACCTACAACTGCTTGTAAATCTTGGTTCATGCCTTGTAATGCTGACATTACTCCTGCTGGAGGTGGCTCTGGCTGCAATCTTGTAGGCGCTGGTGCTGGTCTACCTTCTGAGTCAGTTTGCTTGTAACGCAATACAGGCATAGCTTTAATATTAGCCATTGCCCATTCGTTCTCATGTCCTTCGTCTTGGCCTTCTGCAAGCAACCACTTAGCTTTAGGAGCTAATGCTACAGTTTCAGTCAATGCTGTAGACCAGTAGTTATACATACGCTGTGGATCTTTTGCCATGCGTACAAGGCCAAATTTCTTATGCTTATCGTCAACTCGTACTTCTTGACCATAAGTAGGCACGATAGGGATGAATTTACCAGCCCATTCGCCTTCTTCAAGGATTTGCATAGCAGTTAGCTTGCAATACTTAATCTTTTTGCGCCATACATCACGTTTAGAAATAACAGTAATGCCTGCAGCTTCTAATACGTCTTTCTTAGGAATCTCTGTGGAATAGCCTGTAGTGCCATCAGATAGCTCTAAAAGCATATCTTTGTAGCGTTCTGTATAGAAATACTCAGCTATGCGTATATCTTCCTTAGTGACCCATTCGCTTTCCGTATCGCCTGTTCCTCTGCTGGAAAACCCTTGGTCGTACTCTGCATCGGGGTACATTTTCCTAAATACGTCTTTAGAAATAACCGTTGTAATGAGCACTCTTTCGGCATCTGATCCATCTGGCTCAACGCTATTGGGATCAAAATAAACGGTAAAAGGATTTTCAATACGTTTAATATAAATTTCTTGGTCAAAGCTGTCATCCCTTACATAGTCTGTAGTAATGCGCCAGTAACCCCAGCCCATTTTGACTGCGTACTCAAATGCGTGATCGTATGCCTGGTCAGCATCGGATTGGTTCTCAATGTGTCTTGTAATGCCTGTAATGATCTCTGCGACCTTCTCATCAGCCTCATTGTTCATGCCATGCACTTTAATGCGTGGGCGCTGTTGACGTTGTTGGTTACAGATTTGACGTATATACGCATCAACTTTATTGATGGTCAGGCAAGGTCTAGCTTCTAAAACACGGCTATTTTGCACATCTACAGGCCATTGATCGCCTGCTGCAAATCTCACATCATCTAAGGCTTCAGCACGATTATTGCTGTCTGAATCGTTACAAAGTCTTAAAAAATCTTTAGCTTCTTGGATTCTTCCATCGGATTGTGAGTCTGCAACGCTATCGTATGCCATAGAAATTCCTTATAGATTGGCTGATTTTATGCCAAGTGTAGCATTTATACAACGCATTTTAGCCCATCCAGCTTGCTGGCAGTTGGTAATTGGCTTTCTGTTTTGGCGCTTTTCTTGGCTCGTTAACCATTAGCCCGATGTATCTAAAGGCATCCGCTCCGTGGCTGTAATTGTCGTGCAATGGCTTTTGGCTAAATTGCTTAGTGTCAGGATCTACGTCATAACGATAATGGCGCAAGCATTGCAAGCCATCGTAACAGTTATTGCGATCAAACCAGCACTTATTAAAGATCATTCTGGCAGCGTTGATTGAATCTACTATTGGTGTACGTTCAATGACTCTAGTGTTATATCCCGCAGCTCTAACAATTTCTTCGATACTTCTGCCATTAGAAGATAATGTTTTATTCCCTGCATCATGAGGCAGCCAAAGAGTGTCGATAACATATCCATATTCTTGTATTTTAGCAAGATAGTGGGCTATTGTCTGCTGGGTGTTCTCGTAATAACGAATCAGTCTTGTTTCCATTCCAATAAACTGAACAAACCAAATAGCAGTAGCATCTGCCCAGCCCAAATCAAATACAGCATGAACAGGCTTAATTGGATCGTAGGGTACATTGGTTATTCTTCCATCTAGTTCTGCTAAATTCATTTCTTTAGCGAATATAGCACCATCTACTGTCTGGCGGCATAAACCTTCCCAAACTGTATTGTAAGCATCCCTATCCCTACTAAATAGGGCATCTTTCTCTAATTTGAGCGTATCAGGAAACCAGGGATTGTCTGACCAATTAACTTTGACAGTCTTGCAGTTTTGAGGCGGATTAACCACAAACCTCTGATACGTTTCATCGCTTTCGAGTTCTGGGTTAAATGTGACCCAAATTTCAGAGCCTTCTTTTCGGATCGTAGGTATGAGAATGTTCCATGAATTACGGCTGATTGAGGCACTTTCCTCTGTCCAACAAATGTCGACCCCTTCGTATGATTTGATGTTTGCCGTATTGTTCTTGAGCCCAACGAACGCAAACTCCGTTCCATTCTTCCCTCGGATGGATGTTTGAGTAACTTCATAAAAACTTTCTAACTTTAATTCTACGATTTGATCTGCTAATAGTTTATGAACAGATTGGCCTATCGAGTTTTGAAACTCACGGGCGCAAAGAACCCTAGTAGGTTTTTTAACGCCAAGCACAAGTAATGCCCTAGCGACACCCCAAGATTTAGCGCCTCCACGACCACCATAAAGCACCTTATAGCGCATTGGCTCAAACAAAAATGCAAGCTTATGTGGGAATTCAACGGCAGATAACGCTTCCCGAATCTCTGATGTGATTTCACTCACTTGGCTTTACAAACCTGACTTCAATAGCATTAATGATGGAATTACCTTCGCCATCTTCAAAGGTGTTTGTTTGGACTGCCTTGCCATCAACTCTGTCCATTACTTCCTTAACAGCCCAAGGCTCACCCTCAATAGCTGCATCTACCAGCTTCTCAGCAATAGCTCTAAGCTTTAACGCATCGTCTTGCACAAGAGCCTTACGCAACTGACCATAAAACAGTTTGCCTTTGGCAGCATTTTGGTTTCCCTTCATGCTTTCAGCAATCTTTTCGTTTTTTGCTAACTCAGTTGTCATGTTCTTGATTTTGTTGTTTTTTTACAACACTTACGATAATGAAATATCAGGCTCTTTAGGAGCTTCTTCTTTCTGCTCTACAGGAGGATTGGATGATTGGATCTGAGCTACTTGTGGTGCTGCTTGTCCATGAATCTTTGCAATCAATCCAGCTACATCAGCATAAGCTTGTTGGCTAATGTGCTTTAACGCTGCCTCTACTTCAGCGATTTCTAGATATAAATTAATCATTTCTTTTTACCTTTCTTAGCTGCTTCACGCTTTTCTGAGTATGCGATGGCAACGGCTTGCTTTACTGGCTTTCCAGCTTTTACTTCAGTCTTAATGTTTTCTTTAAACGCTTTGGCGCTTGTGGATTTTTTGAGTGGCACAGTTTTTTCCTTTCGAGTGGTTGCTTTTTTAAGCTGTGGTTTTTTTACAACAGTTTTTACAGGAAAAGGCCAAAGCAGTTCTGCTTTAGGCTTTTCTTTTGCAAATAAGCTTTTTATCCATTTAATCATATTATTCCCCATCTACCCAGCAAACGTCCATCCAAGACATTAATAGACACTTTTCACCATTATGGTAAATAGGTGTGAACTTCAAATATTCCTCTTTGGGATCGTCATTCATAGTGCCAAAACGAACTCTTGCGCCAACTTCTATTGGCATTGCTTCTCGTCTTTCGGATGACAATTTCTTGCCAGGCCCTACTGCGACTACTGTTCCCATATTCTCTGCTTCTTTATTGTTTACAAGAATTACAGAACTTAAAACACGAACATCTGGGCGGACTATTATCTTGTCCCCCAGAGGTTTAAAAGTTACAATTTCATCAGCCATCTCAATATTACCCTATTGTTGTGGTTATACAGCCTGTAGCCCTTTACCGAGGACTATGGGCTGTAGTTTTATTAGCAGCCGTCTTGTGCGTGTGCAGTACGAACGTGAGAATAAACTTCACGCTCACCCATATTGCCATCGTTCAATTCGCCTAACTTGCCTTCAAAGTTACCAGCGTGGGATAGTGGGCGTGAACCCATTGCATCCATTTTGCCCATAGCAACGCCACCAATTAGCTTTTGTTTGCGCTCGCCAGACATATCAGAAGCAGTAGCGCCTTTAGGTAACTTCTCACCAGTTGCGCCTTTAGCACCCTTCATTGAATCCATTTTGCCCATGATTTTTCCTTTAAGATGGGGTTAATACACTACGAATAATAATACTATTTTACGACTTTTCAAGTGTTTTTACTAGATTTATTGCGCCCTCAATATCGTGTATTCGACATATTGGGCCACCTTTCCAAGAGGCCATAAATTTTTGTTGAGCATCTGTAAATTTTGCTTTTGCATCTCGTTTTATTTCGACCAAAGCCGTTTTTGAATGTATGCCAACCAATAAGTCGGGACAGCCCCGACCAGTCGCAGACGTATCAAACACAGAACAACCAAGATCACGCAGCGTTTTAACAATAAGTGCATGATTAGAGTCAACTCTTTTCGCATAAGTCATTGATTATTTATAATACTTAGTTAAGATATGCTTACTTTACATTAAAAGAGGCTTACATGGCTGGTTATCACTTATCAGATGAAGAATGGGTTGCCGAATGGAAGAAAATAGGAAGCCCACAGAAATTTGCAGAAATTCATAAAAATGATGTCAGATCAGTATATAACCGTAGAAGATCAATAGAAACAAGATTAGGCATAGAGCTTCCTACATTTAACGATCAACGTATTGATGTTGTTAAAAAGATTAATCAAACAGAGGGGCATACAAGGAGGGGGTTTGATCTTGAAAAAGGTAGGGTTATTGTTTTTAGTGATGCTCATTTTTGGCCTGACATTACCACTACTGCTTATAAAGCATTGTTGGAGGCTATTAAAGAATATAAGCCGACTGCTATTATTTGTAATGGGGATGCCTTTGATGGCGCTGGCATTAGCCGCCATCCTCGTATGGACTTTGATAAATTACCTTCAGTCAAAGAAGAACTTGAAGCCTGTCAACATTACTTAGGTGAAATAGAAAACGTAGCTAAAGGTGCTAAGATGTTTTGGCCTTTAGGTAATCACGATATGCGCTTTACTAGCAATGTAGTTAATTTCTTACCAGCATTTGAGGGTGTGCCTGGCACATCATTGAAAGAATATTTCCCACGTTGGCAACCTTGCTGGTCTGTATGGATTAATGAAGATGTAGCCATTAAACATCGCTGGAAAGGTGGCTGGACAGGCGGTAGAAACAATGCCGTTAATTCAGGCGTAAGCATGGTTACAGGGCATACCCATGTTTTGTCTAGCATCCCTTACAACGATTACAACGGCACTCGCTATGGCGTTCAGACAGGCACTCTTGCTGATCCTAATGGCCCACAGTTCAATTACACAGAGGACACTCCTAAAGATTGGAATAGTGGCTTTGTAATGTTAACTTTTGAGCGATCTAAATTATTGCAGCCTGAAACATTCAGGGTTTGGGGCGAGGATGAAATTGAATTTCGTGGCAAAATTCATGCAGTATGAAGGCATGATGGCATGAAACTAACACCAGCTATCGTTCGCAATTTGTATAGTGCAATCTATTGCATGAAGCCATTTGATCGTTGGAATATGCCTTTGCCAGAAGAAATACAATTTATCGTAGATAAAGATCCAGCAGTTATGGGAAGTTATTTATACGATACTGGTGAAGATTACGAACATACAGTTACTATTTCGGCAGCTCGTTGTGGGCATTTGGACACGGTAATTCGTGTTTTGTGCCATGAATGTATCCATATGTCACGCCACAAGACGAACAAATGGACTCACCACGATAAGGAGTTTCGTAGTAGAGCGCACCGAATTTCGTCTGAATTGGGATTTGATCCTTTAGAGCTATAGCTTCAGCTTCTAGTCGGTCTGCCGTAGTAAATGTTGTCATTCACTAATTCCTTTTCCAAGTCTTTCGTCTTGTCGCTCCAATAACTGCGAACAGGTAATTCCGTGTTTATCTTCCCAAGCGTTGACACCCATTCTGTGAATACTATCATTTCCGTTCCTATGGTGTTCTGGGCATAATGCAAGCACAGGGGATGCAGACCGAACATTTCCATACCTCCTAACATGATGGAGTTCTGCCGGAGTGCCTTCAAACCCATAGACTTCGGAGCATAGAATACATCCGAGTTCTGCAATCTTGTTAAGACGCTTCTTTTCACTTTTAGTGGACACTATTTTTACTAGCCCAATCTTCTAAATCTTGCGCTGTTTCTGTTATTTCACAAGCAATCAAATAGGCTTCAGTATTACGATTTTTAAGAATAGAGTGTAAGAACGATTTAGTGAGTCTGTTAAGTTTAAGGATATGGTCTGCGTAATCGTTCATCGAGTAACTCTTTCTATTTGTCTGTTGTTAGCTTGTTCTGTGCGCCAGGTTTCCCAACGCATTTTGGCTGCTTCTAATTGCCATTTTAATGTTTCTGCTTGCTCTGTTGCTATTCCTATAGCCTTACATAGCTCTTGGTATTCAGGGCTACGATATGCTTCCATTTCTTTAGCAGCAATGGATGCCCCATCCGCTTGCGCCATCTTGATTGCTTTAAGACTATGTTTAAAGGCTTCAAGTTCCGCCAATTGACCCTTGGCCTTCGCATACTCAGGAGCTTTTTGATAGATAAATTCAATCGCATCATTAGGGTTATATTCTTTCATAAATTACTCCATTGTTGAGCCATAGCATCAGCAATGCCTTGAAATGTTTTATTACGCATTTTTTCTCTTTCTTTTGGTGGCAAACAACTGCTGTCGTAATACCATTGACTCATGCGTTTACCGCTTTTCGCAACCCAAACTTGGCCTTTATCTACTATGTTTGTAGGCTTTAACAATGGCAATCCTTTTAGCCATAAACAAGTAGCTTTAGTAACACTATGACCATATTCCCAAGGGTTTATTATTTGGTCAGGTTTGCGCCATTTAGTGCTCATAATTCCTATTGGATTTTCTATTGCATATTTTGGTATGCTGCAATTAGCCAACGTCATAAAAAAATCTATACCTTGTTGCTGCCTACCATCTGCAATTTTCTTTGCAAAATGCCTGGCCCCACTAGAAGCTAGATGAGTGCATGGGGGATGAGCAATCATTAAATCCCATCCTTCATCCAATATATCTAAAACACTTCCTTTGTAATGTGGGCCAGCACGTTCTGTTTCTTCTAAATCACATGACACCGCATCGTGTCCTGCTTTAATAAAAGCATCACGAACTGTTCCGCTAAATTCACAAGCAATAAGCACTTTCATTTTAGCGTCAACCACAATCCTGTTTGACCAATAGCGTAGCCAATCCATATCATTGCATTAGCTGTAGCCCCCTTATTAAATTGCAATATTCCTGTAATTAAATATCCAATCCCTGTTGCCCCGACAATGTATTTTTCCAGCATCCCCATTCCCCTTTGTTACCTAATTTCCATTGATTAAAAAAATCGTCTAATACCACTTTACTAAAGTTCTTATCGCTAATGTAATTTCTGAACCAACTTAATCCTTTGGTGTGGCGCAGATGACACATAAATCGCACAGCACTCTCATGCTTAAACCTTTGATCGCAATTCCCTTTGTTTAAGGACATATTCTTTCATTTCGTAGTAGCTACCAAAACGAGCTAGTTTTGGATCTTTACCACATTCAATCTTATATGCTTCTTCAATTTGCTGGTTAGTTCCCAAAGGTAACTTTTTGCTACTTTTTTCTTCTATAACCAATTCATCTTCCCAGCGTTCTTGATTAAGCCAGGTAGCTGCATGAGGTATAAATTCTAATGCCGTTTCTTTTGCTTTCCAATATTGACAATGTTCGTCAATTGCTTTAGCAGCTTGTAGTTGTTGTTCTTCTGTTAGCTTTGCCCAAACTTTGCGAGCTGCTGCTTTTGCTACTTTTCTTGGATACATCATCCAAAATTCATCAAACATAAGTTCCCCCTTAGTTTTAATTAATACTGTAGTTACTTATAACTTATAGCCTTTAAAAGCTATCCCAAACGGTTTAAGCAAACCTAGCCTACCTAGATTTGCCTTCATACGCCACCCAGTACGGAATCGCATAACCCGACAGTCTTGCATGGTATAGGCACTATCTTCGCCACCTATATTGCGCTGTTTCAACCATTACCCCCAGTAGCGCTTTAAATCCTATTCCCTGGTATGTCGTTAGAGCCTCGAAATAGGAAAGTGAGTTTACTACTTTTTTTCTAACTCAGGCCAAATGATATGCCAAGAATTAGGAAATATATCTTTACGTGTAATTAAACCATGCGAATCACGTTCAAGCGTGGCAGCTAAAAATAAAAACTTATCTGCTGGAATGTTGTTTTTTCGCCACATTGATACTGCGTTTGGGGTTACATCAGCTAATTTAGCCACTTTTGTAGTTCCCCCCAGCAAATCAATGATTGCTGAATCTGTTAGTTTTAGCTTCATGTAAATAATCTTACATTGTATGTTGCTAATTTGCAAATACTTGTTGACACCTATGTAATTATGCTTACAATCAATCTTATAGCAATTTCGCTATGTATTTTTCGGGGGAACGAAATGGGTGAATTACACCAACTGATGTTAGAACATGAAGAATTTTTAGAGTCAGCACTTGATGACATGGAATTTGGCGGTGAACTTAGCCAAGAACAAGTCGACTGTATTCGTCAGGCTTGTGGCAAATTACGCAACAGCCAAGTAAACCAAGTATTACGTGATGTTATCAATGACTTTGGCACAATTTTTGGGGGTGCAAAATGAAAGCATTTCCAATAGATGTAAACACAGCCAGCATTGATAAATGGCAAGGAATGGATTTGCGTGATTACTTTGCGGCTAAAGCAATGGAATTAACTTATACATTTTGGATGCAAGATTATTACAAACTTGGATTCGATCATGGAGAAGATGATAGTCATAAAACTTTTAGCAATTCACTTATAGCTGAAACAGCTTATGAAATGGCTGATGCCATGATGGAGGTTCGCAATGCCACAATCTGAATCCATTGCTAACTTAGCTAAAGCTCTATCAATCGTTCAAGGGGAACTAACTCATGCTAAAAAAGATTCTGCAAATCCGTTCTTCAAGTCTAAGTATGCTGATTTGGAGTCTGTTTGGGATGCTTGTCGCAGTCTACTGGCTAGAAACGGTCTTAGTGTTATACAGATGCCTGGCAATTACTTCGAGGGCCGTATGTGGCTCATAACACGCCTTTGCCATGCAAGTGGTGAATGGATTGAGCAAGAGATGTCTATTCCAGTAACAAAGCCCGACAGCCACGGATGCGCTAGTGCCGTGACTTATATGCGTAGAATTTCGCTGGCTGCGTTTTGTGGAGTTGTGCCTGCTGATGATGATGATGGTAATGCAGCAGCAGGAGTTCAAAGTAAGTCTAGCCCATCAATGAAGTCAATCGCCAAAGATATTTTATAAAGGACAAGAAATGGCATATACACCAAAAGAGGGATCAGGGAGTTTATTTAAGAATGACCGTAAAACGACTGATAACCATCCTGATTATTCGGGCACGATTATGGTTAATGGTAAAGAACATTGGCTTTCGGGTTGGGTTAAAGAGGGTAAAAAGGGTAAGTTTTTCAGTATTTCAATCGGTAAAGAAAAAATGCCTGTAGGTTTTAAAGCTGCTGGCTCAGATGAATTACCAAAGTCTGATCCATTTATAGACGATTCTGTACCATTCTAGGAGCTATCATGCAGAACCAAATTAAAGACATTATTGATACTAAATACACAGAAAAAGTGTGGCATGGAGTTGGGGTTGATGAAGAACAACAACTTATTAGCTTTTCACCAGAAGATTTAGCAGCAGTCATTAAAGCGGTTCTGCACGTTGCTGCGGATTTATGCGTATCTGAACAAGATACAACAACAATCATTAATTACGCTAAAGGCATCTAATGACCTGTAAAGCCTGTAAGTTTTTTGTATTTAACCAAAACGATATGATGGGAGCTTGTAAGCTCAATCCTATTGTGGTCAATAAATTGCCACAAGATTGGTGCGGTCAAGAAATACCAGCAGAGTATGAGGCTACAGTCATTTCTGATGCGCCTGTAGTAGAAGTTGTATACGATATAAACACGGATGAAGTAAAACCAAAAAGGGGAAGAAAAAGTGCTAATAAAGGACAGCAGTAGTGAGAGTGGGCATTGGTATGACAAGGATGGCAATCCAGCCTACGAAATCATTGGCGCAAATGGCAAACAAAGGAACACAACCTTACGAGATGCTAAAAAACTTGGTTTATTGCCCTCCGTTACAACCATCTTGGGAGTCGCAGCTAAACCAGGGCTTGACCGATGGAAACAAGAACAGGCCATACTCGCTGCACTTACATTACCTCGCTTAGAGGCTGAAGAAGAATCTGCATGGCTTAGTCGTGTTTTAAGCGATTCTAAGGCCCAAGGCAAAGAAGCAGCAGATCGAGGCACATTGATTCATGGAGTGCTGGAATCGTTCTTTGATGGCATTTTGCTTGAATCTGTACCCGACTATTGCCGTAACGCAGAAAACGCCTTAAAAGCCACTTTTGGCAATCGCTTATGGATTCCTGAGAAGTCAGCTAGTCATGAGCTAGGATTTGCTGGGAAAGTGGATTTACACGCTAAAGGCGATAAGGTTAAAGGCATACCTGGCGTGGTTTGCGATTTTAAGACTAAAGAAGTCCCCTTGGAAAAGGTCGTTCCATACGAGGATAATATCATGCAGATCGCTGCCTACCGTGAATTGCTAGGTTTGCCAGATGCTCGTTGCGCCATTATGTTTGTCAATGGTTTAACCAATGAAGTCAAGCTATGTGAGATTGAAGAAGCAGAGCTACAAAAAGGCCTTAAATGCTTTTTCCATCTTTTGCGTTTCTATCAACTCAAGTCTGGTCTATAATATTCATGGGGCTGGCTTGGTTTCCCCCGACCATCGCATCCTT